ATCTGCAATATTAGCAAATACAGCTACAGCTTCTTTTACTATTACTCTTCCAGCTTCTCCTGCAACGGGTGATATAGTATCTTTTGTTGATGCAGGATATACATTTGATACCAAACCTTTGACCATTGGAAGAAATGGTAGTAACATAGCAAATACAGCAGCTGATTTAGTTGTAAACACAGAAGGCGCCGGATTTACATTAGTATATACCGGTGATGCAACAGTAGGTTGGACTTATAGGGATAAATAACCTATGGCTAACTATGAAGCTACTAGATACGATATCAATGGTTCTAATTTAACCGGCATTGAAGGGGTCAACACTGGAATAGTAGTTCCTTGGAGTGATTCTGTTATTCCATCTGGTTTTTTAGAATGTAATGGTGCATCAGTTTCAACAGCAACTTATGCTGCATTATTTGCAGTTGTTGGATATACATATGGTGGATCAGGAGGTTCATTTAACGTACCTGATTTACAAGATAAAACTGTTTTAAGTAAATCAAATAATAAAGCTTTAGCTTACACAGGTGGAGCTAATACTGTTGCTTCTACAGGTAACATTGCAGGATCTGCAGCAAATGCAACTTTAACAGTATGTGAAATACCTAGTCATACACATGTATTTGATGGAACAGGGAATTCTGGTGGAAGTGCTCGTGGAGGATCAGGAGCTATAGGGCCTCCTGGAACGTCTGGAACGTCTGGTGGAGGAGGATCACACTCACATAATTCTTCTGCAAGTTTTTCAGGTGATGCAAATTCTGTTTTACAACCTTATTTAACTTTAATATATATAATAAAAACTTAAAATTATGGCAAATTACGAATCAACACATTATAATATTACAGCTCAATTCATGGAAGGTATTCAAGGAGTCAACACTGGAATAGTAGTTCCTTGGGGTGATTCTATTATTCCTTCTGGTTTTTTAGAATGTAACGGAGCTGCTGTTAGCAGAAGTACTTACGCTGCACTGTTTGCAGTTGTTGGAACTGCTTATGGATCAGGGAATGGTTCAACTACTTTTAACGTACCTGATTTACAAGATAAAACTGTTTTAAGTAAATCAAATAATAAAGCTTTAGCTTCCACTGGCGGAGCTAATACTGTTTCGCAAACTGGTAATATTTCAGGAAGTTTAGCCAATACAACTTTGTCAACAGCTGAAATTGCTGCTCATTTACATAATAGTGCTCGTGCATCAGTAGGATATGGTGGTTTAGGAGTTAATTGTCCATGTTATCCAGCCGTCACTTGCGCTAGCGTGCCTGCTAATTCAACTAGTACTGGCGGAGGAGGAGCACACTCACATAACTTAAGTGCAAATTTTTCAGGGGATGCAAATTCTGTTCTACAACCTTATTTAACTTTGATATATATAATAAAAACTTAAAATTATGGCAAATTACGAAGCAACAAGATATGATTGGGATGGTGTATATTTAACAGGAGTTCAAGGTGTTAATACTGGAATAATAGTTCCTTGGGGATCAGCTTCAATTCCTTCTGGTTTTTTAGAATGTAACGGAGCTGCTGTTAGCAGAAGTACTTACGCTGCACTGTTTGCAGTTGTTGGAACTGCTTATGGATCAGGAAATGGTTCAACTACTTTTAACGTACCTGATTTACAAGATAAAACTGTTTTAAGTAAATCAAATACTAAAGCTTTAGCTTCTACTGGTGGAGCTAATACTGTTTCGCAAACTGGTAATATTGGAGGGTCTGCAGCAAGTACAACTATAACAACAAATGAAATGCCAAGTCATTCTCATACTGGTGCAACAGGAGGTGGGCCAAGAGGAACAGGAAATCAGGGTACTAGAAGAACCATCTACACTACAACTTCAGCTGCAACAGGTGGAGGAGGAGGACATACACACAATTTATCACTTAATTTTTCAGGTGGTTCAAAATCTGTTTTACAACCCTTTTTAACTTTGATATATATAATAAAAAATTAAAATTATGAAAATAGGTAAATGGACAATTGTAGTTAACGATAAAATAATTATCAAACAATATGGTAATTTTAAAGGATATGGTTATTTTGTTAATGAAGAAAATTTTTGGAAAACTTCAATTGAAAATAATATAAGAGCAATACAATATACAGGGGATAATTTAGATTTTGAACAGGTTGAATTTTCTGATGGAAAAGATCACGATTTTTTTAAAGGAGATATTAATATTTTTGTAAAAAAATGGGAAGAATTACATTTAAAAAAATTACAACTTGATTGGGACTTAAATAATTTAATTAATCAAGAGACACAAGGAATAATTATAGAAAACTCTGAACAAAAAACTGCAAGAATAGGTGAAAGACCTACTCAATATAATGTAGATTAGTATATAAATTTATGAAAGAAAGTATAAAAAATTTTATAGGCGTATACGAAAATTATATACCAAAAAAAATGTGTGATGATGCCATACAATTTTTTAAAAAAGAAGACGAAATGAAAAATGCATTTACAAGATTGCAATCTGAAAACTGCCCTAGAACTGCTAAAGCTGATCTTCAAGTCGGCTTAATGTCTGAAAATATTAATTTTTGGTTTAAAGATTTTAAGATTCTTTTAACTAATTTTGATGTTGTATTAAACAAATATTTAACCAATATTGATTTAGCAAAACACTACCAAAAAGATTTTCATTACACTTCAATTAAAATACAAAGAACATTACCTGGGGAAGGTTATCATATCTGGCATATAGAGCATGGCCTACAAGATTGTTTACACAGAGTTTTGGCATATTGTATTTATTTAAATGATGTAGAGGAAGGCGGGGAAACAGAATTTTTACATCAATCTGTTAGAGTTAAACCAACGACAGGTACAATAGTAATATGGCCAGCTTGGTTTCCTTATGTTCACAGAGGAAATCCTCCATTAAAAGGAGAAAAATATATATTAACTTCTTGGATTTGTGTTTGATAAATACTTTTCAATTTGAATAGGATCTAATCTTTTATCATTTATATTTTTTTGAATTCTTTCAATTGTAATTTTATTTGGTTTCCATTCTTCCGGTAAATTTTGTAATTTACTTCTTTCAGGTTTTACTTGAAAAATTACTGTGTATTTATTTTCGTAGGGTTTTAATTTATTTTCCCACCAATTAGGTTCTTTAATTGTATAGTGAGCATTTTTTCCATTAGGTAATGTTTGTATTGCAGGGTAACAACTTATTGTTAAAAAAACTTTATTACTATAACTAAAAATATCTGCAAAAACTTCTTCAACTTTAGACTCTTCGATATGTTCCATAACATCAATACATAAAACTAGATCAAAAAAACCAACCGGTTTTTTTGAAAATTCTTCATAAGCGGGATCAAAATTTGTTATTTTTAAATTTTTTTCAAAAATATATTTTTGAAATTCTGCTTTACCACAGCCATAATCTAAAATTGATTTTACATCAAACTCTTTTATAATTTTATTTATGTCATGTTTATATTCTGCCAGTGCTTCTCCAATCCAATTGTTTTTATTTTGTTTATGAAATAACTTTGCTTGTTCTAATGATTCAAAAGTCATATTAAATACTTAAGTTTTTATTTGGTTTAAATTTTTTTTCTAGTTTTCTTGCACTTTTTAAAAATTTGTAAGAAAGTTCATTAAATCTACTTAAAAAATTAACATCTGAATAATTATTAACTTCGTACATCTCTATTCCATCATAGCCTAACTTTTTAGCTACATACATTCTATGATGACCCGAGTGTATTTCATTTTTCATTATTACACCGGGAAAATAAAGACCAAATTTTTTTATGTCCTCTTCTATTTTTTTAAGATGTTTTTTATTCATACAAAAATTAATATTGTCTTTTGTAACAGATATTAAAAATTTTGGAAACCAAATTATTTTAGCTTTCATTATGTTCATGTTTAATCTTTTGTTGTTGTCTAATTTTAGTTGCAGATATTTCTTGTATTTCTTTTGATAATACAATCTCTTCTATCTTGTAACCAACATCTCTACCATAACAAATGTTAGTAATATTAGGAACTTTAATAATTTCAAATTTTCCTTTATAATCCTTAAGTTTTTCTTCTATTCTTTTTTTTATATCTTCAAATTTAAAAGGATTATTTTCAGTTACGGGCATTGTTCTCACCATAATAACAACTTGCCCTGTCTTTTTTAAAATTTCTTTGAATAAAACTAAATGACCCTCGTGAAATGGTTGCCATCTTCCTAACATCTGTGCGGTTGGTTTAGAGTAATCTATCATGTATTTCCTTTATTATGTTATCGTAGTTAAAATCAGTTATTTCAAAATCTACTTTTTTAGGTTTTTCAAATACTTTATTAGTATCTTCAAATCTTCCCTTATCAATCGTATTCATCCAAATCTTTATATCATAAAAAGATCTATAAGATTCAAATGGACAAACAAAGTCTACCACAACATGATTAACTGTGAGATCACACATAGTCATCATACGATTTGCTTGGCGTTTACGACCATGTTCTGTAAAATCCCAATCTTCAAATAGTTTTCTAATATCATCAGCATTAAAATGTGGTATTTTTTTATCTGTCACTAATTTTTTTGCAAATGTAGTTTTTCCAGATCCAGGTAATCCAAATATTAATATTTTCATTTCTATATTCTTTACTTATATATTAATATTTAGTATAAATAAAGATGAAATAAAACAAAAATAAAATTTTTTACATAGTTCAATGATAGTTGAAAGAAACTTTCAAAAAATTGTTTATCCAATAGAAAATCTACCTTTCTGTACCTTTCCTTTTGTTAAATTAAAACATGATTTTAATATTATTCTTTCTTGGGAAGAAATAATTTTTAATGTAAATAAACAATTATTTAATAATTCTTGCGATAAAGATGTTGAAATAAATACTAATACTATAAATTATCGAGTAAAAAACATAGATATAAGAAAATTAGATCCGATTAAAAATTTATTTAAAAACCTATTTCCAAATTATTATCAAAGTATAAATATGTACGGTTCTTACGAAAGCAGTATGGGGGGATTTAAAACTCACTATGATATAGAAGATACAATATTACACATTCAACAAGGTGAGGTTATTATTATGGTTACTACAGGTTATCTTAATTATATTTTTGATATGAAAAAAAATGATATGCTATATATAAAAAAAGGAGTATACCATAGTGTTGTTGGATTAACTCCTAGATTTTTAACATCCTATGGAATATATAGTTAAATAATTTTTTAATTGAAAGTATTTTTATAATTTATAAAAATAATCGTAAAACCATTTAAATTGTGTTTCAATATAGTGAATAGATTCTTTATTTAAAATATTTTTTGTATTCAATTTTTTTTCAACTTTATTAAAATGCCTAACTTTACCATAAGGAATATGACTTAAGGGACAGGGATAATTTACATTAATATTATCTAAATCATGTTTAAAATATTTCTCATTTAAAAAATTATATATTTTTTTTAATTCTAATTTAGGATCTTCTATAAATTTCTCATAACAGATAAAATGATAATTTTTAATATTTTTTTCTTCTATGATTCGGTTAATCCCTGTTAAAGTTATTTTTAAAAAATCCATATCAAAAAATTTAATAACTCTTTGTAGTTGTTTGTTGTAAGGATGATATTGATAAAAATTATCCGCAAATGACTTACCATAATCTATTTTATTAATATAAATATTTTCTAAAGAATTAATAATAGATTTTAAATCTTTAATAAAAATTATCATTTTGCCTTCAAAAATATTTTCTAAATTTTCTAAATTACTTAACCATTTTCTATTATCGTCTATGTAAACAGAAGTTTTTTTATTTAAACAACTTGCCCATCCGGTTAATCCTTGATTTAAAAAAGTTTTTAAACATTGTTCAAACGTTTCCACATCCCTGTTTTTAACAGATTCTTTGAAAAACAATTCAGATTTAATATTATTTATTACATCCGCAAAAGGAGAATATGGATATATTGATATTTTTTTATTTTGAGATAAAATATTTTTAATCATATTCGATCCGCTTTTTGGAAGACCCCCACTAAAAAACAATTTCATAAATTTTTTAAATAAACCAAGTTACTATTGAATATCTTGTGCCATCTGCAACAGGTAAAACAGAATGAGGATATAAAAAATTAGAAGGAAACATAATAGCAGATCCTTTTTTTAAAGGATATATAATTTTATTATTAAAAAAACTAAATTCTCCACCTTCAAAATTATTATTTAAAATAAATGAACATGAAATTGTTCGGAGTGTTCCAGTAAAAGAATCTACGTGCTGTGTATAAAAACCACCTTTTTCATATTTTAATAAATCATATCCCGTGTCTTTAGATATATTTGCTTTATTAAATTTTTTATTATATTTTTTAATTGCTTTTTTTGCACATATAAAAACATCGTCATCAATTTTTTTTCTTATATTTTTATTTTTTTCAATGATTGTATTCAAAGAGATACCTATAGCGGTACAGTTTCTTATTTCTTTTTTTATTTCATTATTAATATCCACTGTTGTATCTTGCCATTGATTAGAATTTATATACTCATTTAATATACCGTCACATAATGTATCTGGAATAATATCTTCTAATATTAATATATAATCTTTTAATTCATTCATACATTTTCCTCATAAGGTTTAAAACATTGTATATTAAAATGTACAAATCTAAAAGGTTCAATACCTACATCCAATACATATTGATGCGTTAAATAAGAATTAAAAAATACAAATGTTCCAGGAAGCACGGGATATGGAAATCTGTTATAGGCATATTCCACTAATTCTTTTTTTATGGGCAATTCTGTTATCCACTTAGCAGGCCTTGGATCATGAAACACGGGCATAGATGTTTTAGGCGAACACTTTAAAAAATAGAATCCTGATATATGACTACTCTCGTGGACATGTGGAAAGTGTTCACCACCACCCGCTTTAGCAAATTCTTGAACCCATAACTCTTTAAAATAAAGTTTGTGTCCAGATAAATCATAACCTTGAGCTGTTAAAATATTATAAGAAGTATCTTTTATAAATGCTTTAAATTCTTTTAATTCTGGATCATTACCCATAAATGAAGAATGATGAACAAAACCAAAATCTTTTATATCTTTTCCAATAAATTTATTTCTTTCGTCAATTCGTGGTTGGTTATTTTTTTTTGCTTCTTCAATATATTTATCTGATATTTTATTTAAGTCATTTAAATAGGTGGGCATTAATAAACTATAAACTGGAGAGCAAAATAAGTTATCTCTTTTTAATGGTATATTGATTGACATTTTATCTTTATTATTTAAATTCTGCGTTGTATAATAGCAAAAAGGCGTATATAAGTAAAGTTATGCCATTACAGAAGATACAATTTAAACCTGGATTCAATAAACAACAAACTGCAACCGGAGCCGAAGGGCAATGGATTGATGGTGATAATGTTAGATTTAGGTATGGAGAACCACAGAAAATAAGTGGTTGGCAAGAATTAGTTAATAAA